TAAATATTCAATGTGCCTCGAATAAACAGAAAATAAAACTACATCTCTATAGAGATGTAGTTTTATTTTCTGTTTATTCAATGTGCCTCGAATAAACAGAAAATAAAACTACATCTCTATAGAACAGGATCTTAGTCCAACCGACTTCTATATAGATATAGGGTTAAGCTCATACCACCTTCATCAGGTGTGTATAAGGATCATAAGAAATTAAAAGATCTCTAAACTATACTAATAAAATTTTGAATTTTGAGTTTATCTTAACTAACTTAACTATGGTCAATTCCGTGTATTGTTTCCAGTCCGTTTTACGTTTTTCCGTCGATTCTAGATTACAATAATATTTGGTCATTTACTATGGTGTCAAATTCTAGAGTTTTGCGGGCAAAAGGTCATATTGCCCTAACCACTCTAAATCGTATTCATCATACTGTGGAACAACAATGTTCAATTTCAGCTCTGCAGTCGCAGTCATCACACGCGATCTCATTTCATTATAGTATACACTACCGTGAGAATATGCAAAACGCATAGCATCCATTATATTGTTTTCCAACATTTCAGTTTCTGGGGCGCCTGTTCGTATCCAATTAAAGAGTTCTTCAATTGTTACTTTACTCATCGCCATTTTCCAGAAACCATCAAATCGTGGGTCTTCGATGAAATGACATTTCAAATATTGTGCTTCCTCTATCTGAACAAAATCACTTACTGCCTCTCCTCCTACCTTTGTTGGTGGTGTTAGCTCGATCCCATGATCACCCCAAGCTCTAATTACCGCCTTGCTAGTGTACCATTCTTTCATGTCATCTGATACACATTCCAAAGAATCGTCTCCATTTCTTACATCTCGGTAATTATCCTTGAGATATTTAAAGTTTGCATTACACATCTTCTCCTGCTCTACAGCCACATCAAATATAACAACGACCTTACGGATGTTATGTCCTAGTGTATTCATAAAAGCAGTGAAAAAGGATCCCGAAGGCATCCCTATCATAGGAATATAGACTGTATCTCCTACAATGTGTATGCGCCAGTAAAACACGCTCGCGGCTGTGCGAACTTCCCACTTATCCAATCCTGGATTAAAGTGAGATAGCCATCCAACCATTACGTCTAAGCATGCTTCAACGGTTTCGAAATCAAAGGTTCCATCCCATCTGCTGACATCTGCACACATGATGTTATTTCCAACTGTTTTCATATGGCGTACCAGAAGTGTTACTTCTGGTCCGTGCATGTTCAATCCCAAAGTGGAATCTACTTTTAATCTTGCTGCCATATAACAAGCTGCTGCTGCTCCGTGATACATTTTATTCACTAGTTGCCAAGCCACGTTATGAGTGTTAAACAAACGTGTCTTACAGATTGCAATCTTTTCAATTGGTCTTCTTTCGTCTTTCATTTCGTCTGTAAAGTAGTTGCGCACTACTTTGTATTTCTTTATATTGTCAATCAGGTAGGTAATATCATTGCGCAATTCATCAGTTGGTTCGTATTTCGTTGAACCATTTTCATTCTTTCCGATTTCTTTGAAAAGATGAAGTTTACCTACACTGTTTTTGGGTTTTGTTTTCGTATATGGATAGCCTGGTGATGTATACATGTTTACAGGTTCTATCCATCCTGGTATTCCATTTATAGCTTCATCCAACGTCAACATTCTAGTTGGACCGCCATATTCATTTCTTGCATAATTGATCATAATTTCCTTGTAATGTTCCACAGCCATCCTTTTGTAGACTGGATTCCATCCTCCTGCTTCTTGATCAAATTTATTCATTCCAACTTCAATGGGATGTCTTCCCGTTTCATTCCTTGGATCGAATTGTCGCAAAATAGCTGGTTCAGTTTGGTGGTCACTGACTTTTTCGAAGATTGGACTAGTTTTAATATCTGTCTTACGAGGAACAATTCCTCCTCCTACTAATCTTCCAACTATAAGATGTCTCCCTGGTGGTTCAAATCTGGGAGTTGCATCGTAAGCGACTTGTAGCATTTTGTCTCCAATCACATCTTGCATGCTAGGTCCATCAATTGATGTTCTAGGTCCTAATAAAGAAAGAATTTGTTCTTGTGTTACTACTAAAGCATTTGCTCTATTAGTTTCTCTCAACGCAGCTTGATGTATTCCAACAATTTTACGAGGCACTTGAGTGCTGCAGTGCATAACTGCTCCACCACAATGTCCAACGTAAGTTGAAGCTTCGTAATCCCATTGTTTTGCAGCATAAATTTGAACTTTGTCTGGTCCTTCCATATGTTGTTCCACAACCATGCTTAGCTTTGGTAATACATGCATATTTATATCATCACTATTGTTCTTCTTAGGCTTATCTCTAGCATAAAGTATGCCAGAGTGTCCCATAATAGAAATGATATCACTTTCTCTCGCAAAATGCTTAACGATGTTAGAAAATGGTTGAATTTGTGGAGTATCTACCAAATCAATTAACATCAAATCCTGATACTTTTCAGTTCCAGTTATGTTGGTCTTAACTTTTGGCAATTTTCGAATATGCTCACTTCTTACTCTACATGTGATTGGAATTCCCAATCTATGTATTGTAAAAGTATAAGCATGTAATTCTTGATGTCCACCTAACAAGTGGGTGTTGCAAATGATTTTTCTTTCGCAAACCCCAAGATAATTAAGCCAAAATGCACCATACTCAA